ATGGTCGACCTCCCGCCCGTGAGACTTGGCGAACTACGAAAGGCGAGCGTCCCCCTTTCCGTCAGCTGCCCCCTGTGCAGCCACCGCGCTAGTGTCGACCCGACCAGAGTGCCCGGCCCTGACAGTCTCGACATCAAGGAGCTAACGAGCCGCTTTCGCTGTCAGACGTGCCTGCGTCGCGGCGGGATGAGCGTCAGCGCCGAGACCAAGCCGTGGGTCTGGCATCTGCGCCGGACACGGCAGTTTCACCGTATCTCGCCGATGATGAAAATGATCGGTGACGAGGGCCAGGATGACTAAGCGTAAAGGCGAACTGTCGGCGAGCACGATCGACCGGGATTGGCCCCATCAGGTGGCCTTGCATCATCTCGTGACGCGTCGCCGCTACAATGAAATCCAGGCCTTCCGCGAGGATAAAAATTGCCCACCGCGCGGCCATTCCGTCTGCTATCAAGACGAGTGGTACAATGTCTTTTGCTTCGCAGATGAGGCCCATGCTCTTGTGTTCGCGCACAGGTTCGGGGGCGAGATTTGCGACCCTCGCGAACGTGGCCGGGGGCACGCATGGGCGCAGTGGAAGAAGGGAACGGCAAAACCAAAGCGGCGAGGCTGATGTGTGCAATCTTTATTCCGTGACCAAAGGCCAGCAGGCTATCCGCGAGCTGGCGAAGGCGTTCGAGGATTACACGGGCAACCTGCAGCGCATGCCGGGCGTCTTCCCCGACTATTCAGCGCCGATCGTGCGCCATGGGCCAAACGGGCGGGCCTTGGCTCTAGCACGATGGGGGATGCCGTCGTCCCAGTTCGCACTGATGCAAGCCGCGAAGAAGCGCGCCGAGAAGCTCGAGGCCAAGGGCCTGGCGGTCGACTTCAAGGAATTGCTGAAGATGGAGCCGGACAGCGGCACGACCAATGTCCGCAATACGGATAGCAAGCACTGGCAGCGCTGGCTTGGGCCAGACAATCGGTGCCTCGTGCCCTTCACCTCATTCAGCGAGTTCAACAGAGAGGCCGGCGGCGACATCTGGTTCGCGTTCAATGATGAGCGCCCTCTCGCCTTCTTCGCCGGTATCTGGACGGAGCGTTGGCCGAGCGTCCGCAAGGTCAAGACCGGGATGGAGGTTGCCGACCTCTACGCCTTCCTGACCACGGACCCGAATGCTGAGGTCGGAGCGGTCCACCCGAAGGCCATGCCCGTCATCCTCACCACCGAGGCGGAGCGGGAAATCTGGATGCGGGCGCCGTGGAGCGAGGCCAAGGACCTACAGCGCCCGCTCCCGGACGGCTCGCTGCAAATCGTGGCGCGAGGCGTCAAGACCGACGAGGCGCTTCCGTCTCTTTGACGGCCTCGTCGTACTGTTCTTTGAAGCGGCGGTGGCTCTCGTAGTCATACTGGCTTTGCCCGTCGTCGTCAGGGTCATCCTCACCCTCAGGACCTTGATCGGGCCAGCCACCTTCGGGCTTCACGACATCCATTCCGGACGTCTCCGGACGTTCTCGATCGGCTGGCCAGTTTGCGCATATCGCCTCGATTGCGGCTCGATCCGCTTCATGCCAGACATCAATAGCCCGGTCGTCTTCCTCACTATAAGGGATAAGCCCGTGGGTATCTGTCCATCCTTCTAGCGCAAAGAAGCCGTCCAGCGAGTCCAGCGGTGACACATTGTGCTTTTGGAACACCGCAGCCGCAGCGTGCAGGCCGCGCCTGACTTCTTCTTTGGTGGCGCCAGGCACGTCCATGGTTAATGTGATCTTCATGGCTCGATCTCCATAGCCCCGCCGCTATGGAACAAAATAAGAACGGATGAGTCAAGCCGGTTCCTAAATGGTACGGTTCACGCGATAGGCGTGAAGGGTTCCGAGGCGATCTCCCCGGCGCAGCTCGCATAGCCAACCATATCGAGGTGATCGTCTAGGTTGTACGAACCGCTCTGCGTCCGTGCCAGCTTCATCAGCACCATAAGGTGCCCAACGTCCACCGGATCAAGCGGCGCCTCCGGATCGCGGCGGATCTGAAGATAGCCGTTCCAGAGGGTGGCGATCCTCTCGAAATTATCCCGCTTCTGTCCGTGCTGTCTGTCCCTGTCTCCAGACACAAGCTCGGCAGCGGTTGATGCGATGCATCCTGCTTTCATCGGTTTAATCCAGATCCGAAAGGCTGAGGTAAACTACGGGTTTCCCGGCTTTCTCAAACTGATCGATCTCATGAGCGAGGCCCTTGGACCTGTCCCAGCCGGGAAGCATCAGAACAATCAGTGAGGAGGCCGCGTCGACAAACGGCTTGTCCTGGTATTCCCACAGGGTTTGATCGGTCTGGGAGAGGTTGCCGACCTCTGCGATCCGGTGGGAATGCGGTATGGGGGCAAAGACACGGAACCCCCGTTCGATTAGCTTCGCGGCGGCACGCGACCCGTCATAGGCGGCGGCTCGGTGACCATGCTGATACATCGTGAATGGCTGGCCTAGATAGACGAACCCCGGCAGATCGCGGAGATCGTCGAGTTTCGGGGCCACTTGGTAAAACGAATCGCCTGAGGCTTTATTAGCGTTGGCCGCTGTTAAAGTGGGTTTGGCATAGCGAGTGACGATCATGCCGACCTCGCCATGGTTGCGGGAACGCGGACCCGAGGGAGAGGCGGCGGGACTGGATCTTCCAGCTTGATCTCGCAGCGTTCTCTCAGGCCCCATCTCTCGGTCATTAGGGCAAGCCACTGCTGGGGAGGTTCGAGGGCGCAGCGAAGTCCGTTCGGGTATTCGGCGTAACCGACGACCGAACCATTCGCGAGCGTTCGTCCCGGGTTTCCAGACGTGTGATAATGCCCGGTGAGAATGAGATCGTACTGCCGGGACGCCCGGGCGCCCTGGAGCTCCACCAGCTTCGTGCCGCGTACGATCGGGAGCATGGGGCCGGCGAAGCCCATTCCGCCTTTTGTCCCGATGGCATCGCCATGGGATTGGAAGACTGTCCAAGCGAAAATCGGATAGACCGCATCGCGCCCCGTCGCGAGATGAACCGTCACGCGGCCATCCCCCTCGAAATGACGCCGGAGGCACTCTCCGATCATCATGTCATAGGAAAGCTTCGTGACCTGCTTGGCTTCCGGCTTGTGCGTGGTCCTTCCGTGGTTTCCTGGGGTCACCGCGACGAACACGGCGCCGAATTCACCCGCGAGCTTGGTGAGGCCGGCTGCCAGCAAATCAGTCGCCATCCAGACTTGCTCTTGGCTCGTAAGGGCGTTCGTCCGGCGAAGCTCGTCGTGGATATCGCCTGATATCAGATCGCCATTGAGTGCGACCACAACCCCGGCCATCTGGCAATCTGTCGACCACCTCGGCAGGATCTCTATCGCCGCGTCGAACAGGCGCTGCAGCCGTCGCTTGGCGATGCTCGTGTCATAGGCATTGAGACCAAGGATTTCGTCAGGGTCGACAACCTCGCCAAGGTGGAGATCTGAAATATGGATCAGGCCAGCCGCCCTCCCCGTTTTTTCACGAGAAGGGGCAAGCCAAGGCACCGATTCGACGGGACGCCCTGCAATCCCACCCATCTCCGCAACCAGCCTTTCGGCCTTGGCCAGATCCTTGGATGTTTCATTCCATCGCTTGCGCCAGAATGCAGCATCGTGGACTTCACGTCTGACCACTTCGGGCGGTTTATCCGTCATATCTGGATTGTTGCTGATCAGGTCGCGTGCCCGTCGAATGCGGTTGGCGAGTGTTCCTCTCGGAAGGCCAAGCGATCGAGCTGCCGCAACCATATTGTTGCCATGGGCAGCGTATGCCGCGAGGGCTTCTTTCATCTGTGCGGCGGACAGACCCGGATTCATGCCGGCACCGCCCGGCCCATCAGAGCGCATACCGCAGAGGATGGCACGGCATAGCCAATCCCAACCATGGATGAGGCAAACATTCCTGTGGGTGCCAGCATCACGCCGACAACAATTCCCCTGAGATTCCCTGCCCTATCGAACATCCCACCGCCAGACATGCCCGGCACGATTGGCCCGCTTACGACAGAGACGTTACGCCATCTGGCGTATGGCCTAGACTTGCCTGCTATCGAGGCCTGAACCTTCACGAATTCAACGTCTGCGGGATTACCGATCAGCGTGACGGAAGCGCCTTCCGCCAATGGCTTGCAAGCAAGCGGGGATATCGCAGCCTGCATCGCCTCATCGCGGATTAGCGCAACATCATAAGCCTTGTTGACCCAAAGAACCTCGGCTTTCGTCGTCAGCCCCTGGTCTGAAAGGATGTCGACGGAATCAGCCTCCCGTATGACATGGGCTGCTGTGAGGATGTATCCATTTCCAATGTGGGTGCCCGAACCATGGCCGGGACCATTGATGACTTTGACGACTGAGCCGGCCTTGGGGGCGGGAGTAGCCGTTGCGTAAGACGCGAGGCAATAAGCAGCTGCCAGCGCAAAGCCGATAGTGGCCAGCGCCGCTGCGATCCAGCGGGACATGAGATGTCCTTTATGTGGGAGGGGGAATTATTTGCCGAGGAAGGCTTTGCCGCCGGAGATGATGAGCCAGCCGAGGCCGCCCATTATCGCTAGGATGATGGCCATCCCGATCTTGCCGGCAGCACTGTCGATCGCCTTGCGCAACCGACGAATAAAACGGAAGTCCTCACGGGCTTCATCGATATGAGCGGGCTCATCGGCGCGAAGGCCCATGTCATGGAGAGCGTCCTTGACGGCCTCCTGCACGATTGCCCGCAGCTCATCCTTGCTGATTGTGATGGCGTCACTCATGGCTTCGCCCTCAGGCCGCCGTCGCGCTGCCGGTAGAAGTCACGCAATGCTGCATGCCGATCGCCGCATTCAATCAGCGAGACACGATCCCGGCTCCAGTAGCGCTCAACGTCCCGTTGCTTCATCGGGCCGCTCGGAAGCTGGACCGGATCCGGGCAATCCATTTCAAAGCTCCCCGGTGGGGGAGATAGGCTTGGGGGAGAGGCGACGAACCTTGTTGAGGCGCTGCACGCCATCAGAGGACAAAGCAGGCTCGTCGCGGCGAGGATCTTGATCAGCCGCATTGGCGTTCTCGTCGAGGAGGGATTGGAGGCGGGTGTTTTCTTTGGCGAGCCATTCCTCGCGCTTGCGGGCGGCTTCACGAGCGTCCGCATTGATCCTGTCTTGCCGTTCACGCTCGACGAGACGAGCGGCCTCCGCGGCATTTGATGCCTCGGCTTTTCCGGCGACATAGCCGTCGTGATATTTGAGAGCGCCGTAGCCCCAAAACCCACCAGCCGCGAGGATCGCAAGGACGGCATAGACGGCTATCGGGGGGATGCCGAGGGCTGAGGCGATAGCGTTCATGCCGCACCCTTCAGGCAAAGGTTGCGCTCGGTCTCACGACGGTTCTGCAGACCCTTTACAACCTTGCCGCCGGCATAGACGAACTTGCGGAATTCATCGCAGGAGCCCCGGATGTCACCCGCATTCTGCCTGCGGACCAGCGTCGATTTGCAGAAGCCGCCAACCCCGATGTTGTAGGCAAGAGAGAGGTTCGCGACGTAGACTTCAGTGGGCAGGCTGTCAGGATCCCTGAGGCAGCGCCGCATTCCCGCCTCGTGCTCGACAAGGCTATCGATCAGCATATTGTCGCAAGTCGCCTTGCTGAATCTCATGCCGGGCTTAATGCCCTTCGTCTCGCCATAGCACGCTGTTAACACACCTATCACATCTCGGTAGGCGTAGAGGCGAAGGCCTTCCAAGCCCCCCACGACTTGAATAGCGAGCAAGCCAGCAGCGGTGACGACACCGACGCCAGCGCCCGCCTTCTTAAGACGGCTGTTCATTCATTTGCTCCGGAAACGCTCTGCTGAGCAATCAAGCGCGCAACGAACGCCCCGCCGGTCGCCACGAAGGCGAGCAACGCAAAGGCACCGCGCGGAATGGGAAGGACGCCATCAAGGAACGGAACTGCCGCCTCAAGGCCTGATAGAAAGAACGCGATCGTCAGCAGCCGGACAGACCACGCGTACCGGAGCACTCGTCTCCAGTTCGGGACGAGCCTCACCGGTTCCCGCCTTCAACGACGTGCTTTGCGCCTTGAGCAACACCAGCCCAGTAGCTGCTCTCACGAGACGCGCACGCGCTCACGGCCGCGGCGACTAGCGCCACGATCAGCAAAAGTTTCATTTGGGTGTCTCCGAAGATCAGATCAGCTTGCGGCGCGGTCTAGGCCGTGTTCCGATGGGGCGACCTCAAAACCGCTCCCCCGGCGATGAGGTACCGTCCTCGGCTGCCATTTTCCCCGGCTCAGGCCAGCAGCCGGGGGCGGGCTTAGATATCGATCGGCGGTTCAGGCGCGTGTACCGTCTCGTCTTCCAGGAGGGCGAAAGGCAGATCGCGCAGGTAGGCCACCATCGCCGCCGCATTGGCGATGTAAGCCGGATCGTCGATGATGCGCTTCGGCGCCACGAACTTGCCGACGAGATCGACGACGGCGCCCGCCTCGAATTCGATCGCATCCGGGTTCAGGTTGATCCCGACGCCCGGTGACGCCGTGTCGATGGCGCGAGGCGCGATGTACACGGGGGGTATGCTCGTCGGGTTGCTCAGCGCTTCGAGGGCAACTTTCTGCGCGGCGGTGATGATGAATTTGTTCTCGACGCTCATGCTGCAACGACCTTGATTTTGGTGATGTAGTTCTGGACCACGGTGTTGAGGTTCGCTTCCTTACCGACGCAGGACGCGCCAGCCATCACGAAGCCCACCCGTCGCGTGCTGAAGGTGGAAGGTGATCGACCGCAGATGCGGAACTGCCCTGTAGGCCGTCCGACAGCAGAGACGGTGGCCTCCGCTTGTTGGACGCCATCACGCCAAATCCGTTCGGTATTCGCGTCGATGCGGGAGATCCCCGTCACACCGGCAGACGACGCAACAGTCGCGAGCGTGGTTGCACCGCTGACGCGATTGATCTGACCGCCCATGGAGCCCGTCGAACCACGCGAGATACAGAACGCCGCGTAGGTTTCGCCAGCCCCGACATCCGGCACTGATACCGCCAAATCGGTGTCCGTGTACGACCAGACACCGGCATCGTTGACCGTCCAGCGCACACCGTTGCTCGCCGGATTAAGCCACGTGCCGACGTAGCTGGAAGTCCCATTGCCGGTCCACCCATACCGATCCGTCCATGTCGGTGAGTTCGACAGAGAGAAGATCTTTGAAGCGTCTGGGTTCTTCAAATCCGTCACGCCATGGATCATGTTGGTCGCAGCGGTGAAGGCGAGGAGATCGGCTTCCGACCAGAGACCGAAGTCCTGCAGGGCAACGATCGTCTCGTTGAGGAGCGACTTCACGCCGGCGGACGGGGCCGCCCCAACACTCTCCCAGAAGTCGAAGACTGCCTTCGCGCGAGCGTCATAGCTGGGCCCACCGGATCGCCCTGGCTTCCCGACGCCCAAGCCAAGCGAGAGCGAAAGGCCCGGCATTAGTCGAGCGCCTTCACTGCGATCTTGTGGCCAGCCGGTACAAGGAGGTCGATCGAACTGCCGGCCAAGAGCACACGACGCGGAGCCGCCCCAGCATCTGGAGAAAGGCCGCTCGCAATCCACACATCGACATCGACCGTGACGCGAACGACGCCCGCGCCCTTGGCGTCATTGGCCACCGCGCCGGTCGAGACAGCGTTTGAAGCAGAGATCGTGATTTTCTCGGATGATGTGGGCAGACCAAGGTGAAGGCCGCTAGATATGCCCGATGAGGCTGCCTGACCGAATTCAACGTAAGCGATTGCCATTCCTGGCCTCCAAATAAAAATGCCGCCCGGAGGCGGCTTCTTGCTGTGATGTTGTGTGAGGCCTACGAAGGCCAGCCAGAGTGGATGTCGATGCTGTCCAAGGTGGCGAAGTCTTGCGCCGCGTTGATCGCTTCCGCGAAGCTGCGTGCATGGCTGAAGCACGCCTGGACATGGCGCCCAACGGCAATGCCGATTGCGGTCATGTCTGCTGCGTCAACCTCGACGTACACGCCCGGTTGCGCCTCCCAGTCCATGGAGGTCAGCGTCTGGTCAGCTTGAAACAGCGAGACGGCGCCTGTGATCTTGGCCTGGCTGGTTGCGTCTGTGCGGATGACTGCTCCCTCGACCGTGACGCCACCTGTTTCCGCTTCCCAGCGGCGTTGCGCCAGTGCGGCTAGCTTCTCCGCTTTCAGTTCCGCAAGCGGGATGTCCTCGAGCGTGTGGATCTCGACAAGCTCACCTTCGACATAGCCGGCCGTCGTGCCGATCGCACGTTTGCCAGCAGGAACTGGAGTTGCCGTGACGGGGTACATCCCAAAGCCAGCCCGCACCGTGTCATCCATTGCAGAGGGAAAGCTGGTGTTGGGGTTGTCCTGCCGTAATTGCCAGTCTGTGTAGGGATAGGCGACAACCTCGCCTGCTTGGATGAGTGCGTGCATCAGATGTATCCATATGCAATGGCTTGGATGGCTCGCGTGCCGAGCCCTGTGACGCTGCCGAGGGTCCAGTTGATCCCGTCAGGCGAGTAGGCCATCAGGCCATCTGTTCCGCCGATTATCCAAAGGTCGAGGCCAGGGACCCACTCGACGGCAGCGATCGCGGCGCTGGTGAAGAATGATGTATTGACCGTCGTCCACGAGGCGCTGATATCGGAGGAAGTCTTGAGTTGAGGCGTCGTGCCGTTCGTGCCGACCGCCGCCCACAGACTTCCATTATATGCCCAGTCCGCACCGCAGTTGCTAGCGGTCGAGATGCCCGCGTTGCTGAAATTCACGCCGTCATTGGTCGAGCGATACAGTACACCGCTCGAGCTTTGCCTCAGCATGTAGTATGCGCCGGCCGTATACTTCATGCGCCCAAAATTATCGGTCCCCGTCAGGGTGGCTTGCGCTGTCCAGCCCCCGGAAATGGGCGAACCCGTCTTCGTGTAGGGGCGGCTTGTCGCGCCGGTAACGCCCATGCAGACCCAGGTGTTGCCGTTGAAGGCCACCGCGGTCACGAAGTCCGGCCCTTGAGTTCCCGTCAGCGTAGACAGATTGCGTGAGGTCCAGGTTATCCCGTCGGGCGACGAATAATAGACCTCGCCCATGGCAATAAACATGCCGTTGCCGTAGGCCACGCTGTAGAAGTTACCGCCGATCCTTTGGGTCCAGTTGGTGCCGTCGGGGGACGTGATAATGCCGCCGCCGTAACTAACAGCAACGAACATCCCGCCGGCCCAAATAATCTGCTGGATGTACTGGCCAGAGCTTCCCGAATTATAGACGGCGCTCCAATTAACGCCATCCTCGGAGCGGACGATGTAGTTGCTTGGAGCGCCAGCAACAATCACCGGCGGCTTTTTTCTCGCAGCCGCCATGAACAGTGAGCGCGTCATCGGATCCATGGCTCACCCATTGAATTCGAGCGCTGCACCGCGCCAGGTCGAGCCGCCATTCGTAGTTTCGAAGATGACGAAATAGACCTTGCCGCCTGTGAACGTCGGTGCCGTCCCATCGCGCCACTGGACGCCCGTGAACCACGTGATCGTTCCTGAGGTATAGGTCAGGACCAGTGTGAAGCCGTAAGCCTTTGAAGACGGCACATTCGACACGGTGAAGGTCGTATTGCTGGATGTCGTCTTGGTGAAGACGTTTCCGAGGGAGCAGTCAATGGCAGAAGCAGCCACCGCCGTCGTGGTGCCTGCGATTTGACCGAACTGCTGCGCGGCACTCCATGTCTGCGCAACGTCGGTTTTGGCAGTGTCTGCGTCATAGGCTTGGACGTTGGTGCCGATGACCAGACCGAGATTTGTCCTCGCGGTAGCGGCATCCGACCCGCCCGTCCCGCCGTTGGCAACAGAGAGATCGGTGCCGGACCAATCCGCGTTGTTGACGGCCGATTTGGCGGCCAAGGAGCCAAGCGTAGGTGTTCCGGACAAATCGGAATAAGCACCGCTAGTAGCGACGGGTGCCAGCGTTGGCCTCCCGGAAAGGTCGCCGTAGGAGCCCGAAGTGGCAACCGGCGCAAGCGACGGCGCTCCCGCTAGATCTGCATAATCGCCAGATGTCGCCACAGGAGCGAGGCTAGGCTTATTCGAGAGATCGTCGTAGTCGCCGGAGAACGGCGCACCGCCATCCTGAATGACATCACCGCTCGTATCCGCATAGACGGCGATATGCCCGGCCGTAACAGCCCCTGACGTTGTGACGTCACCCGCGCCCGCTCCCTGCGGGCCCCGGATATCGACGGCATCGCCAATCGTGTTTGTGAGGCCGGATGCCCCGACATAGCTGCCCGTCGCCGGCTTTGTTCCTTCTCCACCAGTCCAATCATATACTTGGAGGACGCGGCGCGCGCCGTCGCTGACACCGGCAAAGACCGGAGACCAGCCTTTGTTGCCAGCAGTGCCCTGAATGCCTTGGTTGCCCTGGTCTCCCTTGTCGCCTTTATCGCCCTTCGGCCCGGTATCGCCAGTGTCTCCTTTTGCGCCCGTCGCGCCTGTCGCACCCGGATCGCCTTTGTCGCCCTTGTCACCCTTTGGGCCTGTCTCTCCGGATGGACCAGCAGGCCCCACTCCACCTTCAGGCCCTTCGGGTCCCTCAAGATCGGTCCACACGCCCGGCGTTCCGTCCGGGTTGAGCAACCGCAGCTTGGTCCCATCCCACTGATGGCCGGGCACAGGGCCGTACTGCGGCGGGATTTCTGTTCCGTCGCCAAAATCTGAAAGGCCAGCCATCGCTACCTCATAAAAAAAGCGCCCCTTAGGCGCCGCATCGTCTTAGTTGCCGTTGTTGCCAGCGGGGTCTGCCCCGCCATATCCGCCGGAGTCGCCGTAGCCACCTCCGTAGCCCCCTCCTCCGTACCCGCCGCTATCACCACCCCATCCGCCGTAGTCACCGGACTGGATCGCGTCGCTTAGGTCATTGCTTGACCAGCCCCCGCCGTACTGGGAGCCGAAGGGGCCGGAATAGTCGAAGCCACCACCGGATCCCGACGTGCGGCCGGCGATCTCATCCATGAGGGCTTGAAGCGCGCCGCGAGGACCGAACAGACCTGGACCCGACGCCGCGATTTGCGCGTATTCTGGCGCCCCCGCATGAACGAGTGAGTAGTCTCCGAACGGGCTGTAGCCATAGCTGTAGCCATCCGGAGGCGCGCCAACGCCAAGAGCAGACAGGTTGTCCATCACCGAAGGCGCAAGGCCCGTCACACCCCATGCCGGATCGAAGGATGTCACTCCCGGATAGTCGATGGTCGGGACGCTGATCGGTGCCGCGAGAGATGGTGCAACGACCGGGGTTACAACCGGAGTGACCGGGGCAACCGTTGGTGCCCTTGTCACTGTCGGGGCGGGTGTCGGTGCCTTCGCGATGGAAGGCGCTGGCGTGGGAGCAACTGGCGCGGGCGCAACGGGTGTCATAGCCGCAAAGGTCGGGGCCTTGGCGACCGATGGCGGTTCAACAGCGGCCGTCTTGGCTATTGAGGCTTCGACAGCGGCGCGGGGATCCTTGTTATAGTCCCGCGACTCCAGCGGCGCATCGGTCACAACCCCAGACAGCGCGGGGCTCATCGCTCCAAACGTTGTCATGCCAGGAGACGCGGCCGTATTCACCGCGCCGATCGTCATGTCTCCCTTACCGGGTGACGTGGCTGTGCTCGCACCCGTTTGCGGGCCATAGCCGAGCGACACGCTGGGCGCCGCAACATCAAGACCCGTAAGAGCGCCCGGCGCCTCCGGGGCCGACAGCCCGAGATTGTTGTTCGCCGCGGCCTGCGCCGCAGAGATATTCGCGCCAACATCACCATAGCCGGGCGCCGTTGAGGTGGACGCCCCCCGCCCAGAAGACGATGCCGGCGCAGAATATCCGCCGAAGTCGGCGCTATAGTCGCCAAGCGACGCATCAGCCAGCATGCCGCCCCAGTCATAGGACGACGTGCCCCCACCGAAGTCCGCAGCGGTCAGCGCTGATGGCGCATCCGGCACACCCAATCCGAGATCTTGGACAGCACCGGACATGTCAAAGCCATCAATGGAATAATTGCCGAGGGACGAATCCGCCAGAAGACCTCCCCAGTCGATTCCCGTTCCCCCGAAATCATTCATGCTGAGCGCAGCCGGAGCTTCAGGGATGCTCACCCCAAGGTTGGAGGGAGGCGCCGTCAGTGAGGTCACGTCGCTCCAGTCGAAGGACGGGACGCCGAAGTTGAACCCGACGCCGTAATCCATGTTCGGCTGGAAGCCTTGAGGGGCATCGAGGCCATAGAGCGCTCCCGGCACTTCTGGGGCAGCAAGGCCAAGGCTGCTGATCAGCCCTTCAAATCCGGCAAGCGTGCCCGGTGTCTGTGCGGGCGCTGCAAGTCCGAGGTTTGCAGGCACGTCATAAGGCGTGATGTCAGGGAGGAAGCCGCCAAATTCCACCGGATCGACAAACGAAGGCGCCGGCATGAAGTCATAACCAGCAAGCGCCGGATCCCCCATAAATGAAAAAGCCCCGGTCAATTCCGGGGCTAGGTTTTGTCCGAGGACATTTGGCTGCGTTCGGTTTGTCAGCGTCTCGTAGAGAGCGTTTCGCTGCTCTTGGTCTATTGTTTCGCGTGGCGTGTCGAATAGGTTGCCATAAGGAATGGCCGTGTTGCCGAGCGCAATCTGACCGGCCCAAGCCGTAAGAACATCTTGCGGAACACCGATCTCGACGGATTCCGGCCGCGCACCCTGCAAGGCAAACGGCGTACCGTGGTAGTGGACATCATCCGTTCCCCGACGTCCGAACACCGTCGAGAGAGGGTCAGTTATCATCTGCCCGAGCCACCCGGATAGGGCGTTTCGGCTCGAATAGTTCGGGTTGGCGAAGTTGAGGTTTGTCCCCACAACGCTAGGTGCGCCAAGCGACCGGGCGGTTAGATGCTGCTCGACGATATTCTGAATAGCAGGCGAGGCTGCCGGCAGGTTCTGCCACGATCCCGCTGCATTCCTATTGCCTGATATGGCGGAGAACTGGCCACGCTGATTAACAACGCCAGGGATGGTATCGGGGAACGCTGGAGAAGCTGCGCGGTTTACGATAGTGTCGACGACAGCCGCAACGCCCCTCGGATCAGCAGATGCCCAATGCCCGACTTCACTCTGAACAGTCCGCGCAATAGCATCTATGTCCCGATCCGAAAGAGAGACCTGGGTCATGTTTAGATTAGCTTTCGTTCTGGGGTTCTTGGCGACGCCCGTAGCGGCGCTAGCAGCCTGCCCGCAGGACAAGGCTGTCTATCGTCACGAAACTACCGGGACAGAGATCAAGGGCGAGAAGATCGGAACCTTCTCAAAGGATGGCGTGCCATTCACAGCGCTAGTCTTCCAAGGGAAGGCGCAGAAGCTCGCAGCAGTAGGATCAACGGCCTCGTACTTCTACGTGGCCGATATGGACAAGCTCCCATCCGTTAAATGGACCAGCAACGGCGAAGGCCTTGACTGGTTCCGCCTTGTTGATGCCGAGGGCGCTTCCGGTGAATGGCGCCTCGCTGCTTGCAGCAAGTGATCAGATCTTAGGCGGACCCCACTTAGCCCCGCAGGTCGCCTGATACTTCGCCTGTAGACCCTTAGAGTCTTCCGCCTGTCGCGCCCGAGTCGTCGTAGTATGAGCAGCCGCGCACTGAGCGAAGTAGCCACTTTGGATATGCATGCAGTCCAGGAGAGCCTTGTACGTAGCGCACACATGCGGCTTTGGTACCGGCCTCATGGTTCGGCTCGCATCATTGAGAGATGAGAACTTCCCACACGCGCTATCAGTGAGCTGGTGGAGTGACTTGCAATCTGCCGCGGCAGCGCTGCTTGCGAAGCCGATAGCGACCAGCCCAGCCAACCATACGGAACCATAGATTTTTGCCATACAGTGTTCCCCCTACTCCAGTTTAGGCTTAAGGTTCCGGCGGTGCCAAGGGGGGAATGATGCGCCTAGCCATATTGTTGATGACCTGCGCTGCGATTGCCGGTTGCGGCTTGAACCCGGAATACCGTGCCCGACAGCAAGCAGCCGCTACAGCCAAGGTCGATGCTCAGGACGACGCCGCATGCCGCCGCTATGGCGCTGTTCCAGGCACCGACGCCTACATAAATTGCCGCGTGCAGGTCTCATCAACGCGCGAAGTGACGAATGCCCAGTACGGCGCGGCGTACATGGCGAACCCGAACAACGCCTATAACACTGGCTTGGCGATGGTGATGGGGCCGAGGATACGATAAGCGGTACAGCGAGTCCTCTTGCCCCGCAATAGAGGCGGGGTGTACCTTGGGTTACCTTTCTAAGGGGGACACAAATGATCAGGGCCGTCGCATTATCAGCCGTTCTCGGCTGCCTAGCTGGAACCGCTCTCGCTCAATCGAGCTACCACTACGATTACCGGTCAGGCAACAGCTACAGCGTTCAGAGAAATTCCGGCGGCACCCATGTCTATGGGAACAACTTGAACACCGGATCATCTTGGAACGTCCAACAGAACCATGACGGGTCGTACAATGGCTTCGATTCAAGCGGGAATTCTTTTTCCGGAAACCACAACACCGGTAGCTACATGAACAGCAACGGTAGGGGCTGTATCGGCACCGGATATGCCAGAACCTGCTGGTAATTGCGTTACTCCCCAAGCCCGTGGCCTTGGGCCCTAACGTTAGCGTTTTCCTGGTACCTCCTACCGGGCACTGAGGCCACGATCGCTTGGTATCTGATCGTCTGCGGCATAGCAGCGGCTCTCAACATACAGCATTCCCTCGACCCCCGCTTTATGCCTAAGATCGAGGCAGATCTAGGGCTTTTGGGAGGGGGAAATGGCTACGATCAATCTTACCGAGTTTAGAGGGACTTCGACGCACGATATCGGCCTTGCGAACGGCGCCTATACAATCACGTACGGCCTGGGCGGTGACGATCAGTTTTCCACGACGTCGCGGCCCTAGACTCTCTCCTGCTCCGAATCGGACACCTCCGGGATCATTTCACCGAGGCATTCGCCTTCCGCAATTGACTCAAGACGTGACTCCGCGTCTTCTTTGGACTCGGCGGGGAACGCGACCAAAAAGGTCTTGCCGTTGTGGCGATAGCGAACTCCGTACAGGGAATGGGGGGAGCTATCCATGGTCGTTCGTCCTTCTGATCTGACCTATCCGTGTTACTACATGTACAAAGACAACCGCGGCGAATGGCGGTGGGTTTATTACGCCAAAAACGGCGAGGAGATCGCTGTCAGCAGCGAAAGCTACACGAGCAAGCAAAACTGTCGGTATTCCGTAGATATTATGCGCGCGTCCTCGAATTCCACGGTTTTCGCGCCGAAGAACAGCTCTTAGCGGTTCAACGCCCCTGCGTTGGAGAAATCGCTCCAAAAAAAATAGGCCCCCGCAGGGGCTGATACGCATGGATATAAAAGCTATCACCACCGAGGCCGATTACGATAAGGCCCTCGTCGAGGTAGAGCGCTATTTTATAAATGAGCCTGAGCCCGGTAGCGCAGAGGCGGAACGTTTTTCGGCGCTTACGGACATTATCGAGGCCTACGAAAATCAGCATTGGCCCATTGAGATGACCGAGCCCTAGACTCTCTCCCTTGCCCTGCTAGGCTGTAGCTGAAGTGCTACGGGAGGGGGATATGGCTGTTTTCTTAGTTTCGTACGACCTCGTGAACGAAGGCAAGGGCACCCACGATTATCAGCCGCTGTGGGATGCGATGGATAAACTGGGGGCGCAGAAGACCCAATACTCGCTGTATTTACTTAACGTGAACAACACTGCAAAGGAAATTCGGGAACACTTTCAGAAACTTGTAGATAGCGATGACAGAATTTGGGTAACAAGAATTCGCCGGGGGCAATATGACTACGGCAACGCTATTTCCGGTACTAATGCTTGGATGGAGAAAAATCCTCCTGAGGCATAGAGTCTCCTCCGCGAGCGCCGTATTTTGCGCCCCGACGAACTCCGCCGATGTAGACGGTGATCCGAAGGATCTTGGCCACAAGGTCTACGATAGCTATGCGCATGTGAACTCCTATCAATTGTGGTATGGTTCAGCCAACCACGGGGGACACCATATCCAACGAACCAAACTCACTGAGCCCGGCATGGTGGATTGCCACCATTGTCATGATGGCCGGCATCAAGATTGGTGCCAACGGGATGCCGGATATCGGTGGATGGGACTACGTAGCGTTCCCAACGCTGCTGCTGATGCTTTGGTGGATCTCACGGAAGCGCAAGCATGTCGGGGACACGGATGCCGATCTGCGTGAGCAGACGCGAAAGAGCCTCGCGTTCCGAGCTGGCAAGGCGTTGAACGGCATTTGGCGCAGCTTGGGTCGCCGCAGCGCTTCCCCCTGAGCGAACGATGCGCGATAGCTGATCCACATTCCGCGGCGTGATCGCGTCGGCCGCTGTCTTTGCTGCCATGCCGGCAACCGGCACCGCAGCAGCACCGATGGCCCCACCAAGCAACGACCCAATGCCGGTCGAAAGGCCCGTCGAGACAACACCCGTGGGCGCAAGCTTGCCGAACAAGCGCAGCAGGTTCTGCATGGATCCGCCCTTGACGACTTCCATCATCGCGGCGCGCTCGTCCGCGGTCAGATTGCGACCCTTCTTTGAGTTCAGGATGGACTTGAACTGCTGACGAATGGCGTTGTCCACATTGGCGCCTGATCCGCTCGATGCCGCCTGAAGTGCGGCCTTCTCCATGGCTTCGTCGATCATCTCCGACTTGCGAACCTGCGACCAGAGCTTGCGCCCTTCCTGAAGCGCCTTCACGCCCTCGGTCCTGTTTCCGGTGAGGACGTCGTTGAGGTTGAGATTGTCCAGAAACCCGTCGATCTTCGCTACGATATCGCCACCCAGCATCTTAGTGCTCGGGTCCACGTCTGTCTTAGCCGCATTGGCTACGCGGCGCAGGACGTCAACGCCCTTCAGGGTTACGTTGCCCTCGGCAACCTTATCCAACTCGTCGAGAACGGCCGCGACCTTAGGCTGGAGCCGCGGCAGATAGCCCTTCTCTGCCAGCGCGCCTTTGATCTCGCTAGACAGGCGCTGCACTGCTTCGGGCTTCACGACGACGCCCGCCTTCTCCGATGCCCTATATGCATCATCGGCCCCGGCACGCAGCGCATCAAGCGAGGGCACGTCGGGTGTCTTGTTGAATCGTCCGGCGATTGCGCCCAATGCCTTCGACGCGCCTTCGCCGAGCACGTTGCCAGCCGCTCCTGCGATGGCGCCTGTTCGGGCGCCGTCTGATACATCTTCGCCGTGACCAAGGGCATTCAGAGCGCCCCAACCGGCACCCTCGGCAGCCATGAGCCCAGACCGAGCCGCGAGCCCCCCAGCACCGGCCAAGCCGCCAGGAAGCAATGCACTCGCGGCTGCAGTGGCCTGTGGCGCTAAACGCATCGTCGAAAGCCCTGCCTTGGCAAGGCTAGCGGCGGGCAACACAGCCCCGCCAATTTCAGCGATCGTTCCGGCTGCTTCAGCCCGTGATCTTGCATCCTCGGTGTTCTGGCGCCGCTCATCTGTTGTGGGCCCAATCCCGATGGCTTCGCTGATCTTGCCTCCGACGTTGTCCACGAACCCCTGAGACAACCCGTCAGCGGCAAGCCGCGCAATATCATCAGCAGCGACCAGCGCCTTCTGCGCCGCGGGCATACGCTCAAACTGATCCCGGATGATGGCAGGCCGCGCGCGGCCCTTATCCCCTGAAAGCACGTCAGAGGCGTAATCCTGAATCGCTTGCGGGACCGGCTCGTTGTTCGGTGCCCCAAAACGCTTCTGCATTGCAGCGCGCATGACATCTATCGAGGTCCCATCCGGAAACTCGACGATCGTGCCATCTGGTGCCTCGACTTCGATCATTCAAAGTCTCCCGTCTGGGCATTGAAGCGTAGGCGCTTGGCCGGCGCCCCGCCCGAGGCCGCCCCTGCCGCTGCAGGGAGCGCACCCGGGCCCGCCGTTTTGCCAGCGCGCGCTTCTGCACGAGCACGGCCGGCAATTATGACCTCTCGGAGATCTGCGAGCGCCTTGCGGAAGCCCGCTTCGGTCTGAGCCGTGTTCAGCCGTGCTATAGCGGCCTCTGCCTTCTGACCTTCAACCTCGGTGATCTGTCCACCGCCCTTGAGCGACTGATAAGCTTCCATGAAGGTCTGACCCTGGAGCTGCGCAACCTTCTGGCCGAAGTCGTACATCCCGGTTCCAGGAATAGCAGTTGTCCAGGAGGTCTTGCCCGTTCCCCAAGAGAGGTTCGGGTCCTTCTCGATGTCGTCGATAAGGGCTAGGGCCCGGTCCGCTTGCCCTTGCGCCTTCGGGAGATCAACAACAGCCTCGCCTTGAGCCTTCCCGACCGCAGTTTCCCGTGCCGCCCCAGCAAGGTCCTTTGGCTGAAAACCAACCATTTGGCCGGAGCGCTTATCGAGCAGACCCCACTGCGTGCCGAGGTCGATCTTCTCGACGCCGCTGGATACCTTGACACCATCCGGCAGTTTCGTCTGCGTGGCTTGGCCATTCGGGCCGATTTGCATCAGAACTGTGTTGCCCTGAGCATCAGTGCCGTACACGGGGTTGAGACCAAACTTGCCGCCCGCGCCGCCATTGATGCGCTTCTTGTATTCCTCCTGGAATTGAGGCGTGCCGGGCTGAAGCCCTTCGTTCACGAGATCCTTATAGGTGTCGGTTCGATTGATACTCTCTTGTTGCGTATCAAGCTGGCGAACTCGGAGATTATAATCACGATCTGCGTTTGCCTGCTGTTGCTTCCGGCGCTGCTCTTCTAGCCAGATCTGCGCGGCCTGCGGTGATTGCGCCATGGTTTCGGCCATGGCCTCATTAACCTCACCTGTAGCCAGAATGGCAGCCTTCAGCGCGGCCTTCTGCTTTACCTGTTGTTCCTGTTGCTGGCGCTGCGCGTTCGCATTGTTGAGCGCAACAGGAAGGTTCTGGAGCGGGTTCTTGGATGGCGATGTCAGCAGGGACTGACCGATAGCGCCAAGGACGCTGCCGATCGTTTCCCCTGGATTGACGCCAAGGATCCCGGCGAGCGGAGAGGTGGAGGTCTGCGCCGCCTGTGGTCCGAGCACGGTTTGATCGAGCAATGTCGCCATCACGCCACCTTCAGAAGTCGGGCAAGATTGCTGTTGCCGCTGGTGTTGACGACTTTCTTGCCGCCGACCTCAGACACCGCGCGCGGGAACTTCTTCTCGATATCCTGTGCCATCGGTCCCACGACCTTCGGATACGTCTTCGGGTCGTCTTTGTAGCGATAGGCATAGAGATCGAGGCCCGTTTCGTCGTCTTTGCCGAGCTTTTTGATGTCGGTCTTCTCCCGCTCGTCGGACAACCCGAGCACAGACCCGAGCCCCGTGATAAGCGAGCCACCAAGCGTGCTTCCGCCGCCGGTCCCCAGCCCAAGAACGGAAAGAAGGCCGCCGAGCGCCTGCTGCCCGGTCGATGCAGTGTTGCCGCTTCCCGTCTGCGTCGTGAGCGAGTCGTAAGTCTTGGGCGTAAGGGCCATGAGGCGTTCAAGCATGGACCACGGGATATTCAGCGCCTCTTGAGAAATGCCGCGCTGCTGGTTGCCGATGCCGATCAAAGCCTGCAGGGCCTGCAGTTGGCGGTTCTGCGAGGCGGTATCAGAGGAGCTCTGCAGACCGAACGCCTGGAGGAGACGGGACACATTATCGCCCGCCATGTTGGCCCGTAGCTGCTCCATTGAATTTGCAGCGCCCATATTCGCAGTCGTCATGGCATTCTGCGAATTGGCGTTCGACAGGTTCGTCTGCTGCTCGTTGGCGGTATTCTGGGTCGCTACGCTCTGCGCTGCGTTGAACGCATCCTGCCGCCCCTGAGCCGTCGTTTCCGCGACCTGCTTCAGATAGTTCTTATCGAGCTGTGCCTTGCGCAGAACCTCTCCCGTCCCGCCGAAAGGGCTTTCCGCGGCGGAACGGGCGCCGATCTCGGCATTCGCATCCGCCCTGTTGTCCTTCAGCCGGCCGAGGGCAACGTCCGTCACTGCCTTCATATAGGGCGACATCATGCCAGTGATATCGTCCATGCTGGTGGTCGCTGCGCTCGCGAGCGCGGCTTGCCCCAAGCTGGCCTGTGGATTGAACGTCGTTTGGCTATCGGTCCTGAAGTCGAAGGGGCTGCCGCCCGGCCGCCCGAAAGCCGACTGGGCAAGGTCACGGGTCAAGCCATAGGCCATCTCCATGTCGGGGTTGATGCCGGCGACAACGTTGGACGGGGCGTTCTGGAGCCACGGGCTGACCATGCCCTTGCCCCAGTTGTAGACGTCCTGGGTCGCCTGGTTCATCCACGGATAGTAATAAGTGGACTGTGATGTCGTCGCCATCGCGGCCTCTCAGGATGATAGAATAGAATTGGTGTGGAGCAGAGCTACCGCTGCGATCCGCTTTTCTTGATACTCACCGACATGACACCCCAGCGAAGATCACAGTTGCTGACCGTCCCGGCGAATTCCCAGCGCAACTTCATCTGTCGGCATTCCTTGAAGATAAAGTCGTTCTTCTGCGTAGATGACGTGATGGTGCCAAGCGTGTCGGTCGTCTCAGACCCGTGCGGGCGCATCTTGCGCTTGCCCTTCAACGTGACCGTTCCGACGAATGGCGCCGAGCCCTTTCGCGTTGTGAAATCGGCCACGTAACGGTCAAGACGCATAAGATTGGCGCCGTCCTCGATGTCGAAATAGGCCGTCTCGAGAAACCCGGACATCGCGGTCCCGTCGAAGGTCCCGCCATATTCATGCCGATAGATATAGCCGTCCGTGCCAAAGGCGATCGGATTGGCGAAGATCCCATCAGGCAACCAGGACGATCGCCCGATCAGATGCGGATGGAAATGGTTTTCCGCCCAGTTATAGGCATAAGCGCGGGAGCATTCCGTGTTCGCCCCGCCAGAATCCCGCGCATCGGGGTAGAACCACCACAGCTCGGTGTACGCGGGGTTGATCCCCATGTGGGGATGCAAACATGTGGTCCACAGTCTGCGGAGCCTGTGAGATGTAGGTCGCGCGGCCAAGAAGCTTCAGGCTTGGCGCTGTGAGGTTGACCTGTGTCGTGTCCTCCCCAGCCCTGCCCGTGATCACGATATCGATCGGGTTATCCGGGCACACGAACAACATGCTGTATGTCCCGGCCTTCGTGATCGGGAGGCTCGCCGACCCCACCTCGATCAGCGACGGGACCGGATCGCCCGCATTGATGCGGATCTTCAGGCTCGTCCGCAGGTCAAACTCACCAGGGCCGGTAAATGTGCTTACCTGGACGCTGAATTCATAGACGTAGCCAGGCTTGCACTTGCCCTGGATATTCTGGGACAGGTTGCTCGGGTTGTTGCCGGAGACACGAACGAAGCGCGCTACCCCGCCTGATTGGCTGGTCCAGGCTGTTCCGCCGGTCGCCCAACTGGTCGTCCCGGTGCTGCCGATGCTCGTGAAACCAGTGTCGATCAGGATCTCGTTATAGTTCGGCGCCGGCTGGAACATATAGATCGGATCGCCGGTCCTGTTCGCGAACAAGACTTCGCCGATATTGTCGAGGTCCCATGTGGTGGCAGGCGTCGAGGATGAGCCGTTTTCAGCGCCCGCAACGAAGGGAACCACATAGTCCACACGGCCACCGGCAGACACGGGCGTGTAGTTCGGCCACACCTGATCCTCGGGTGGGTCAAGCGGATCGGGCGCCGGGTAGTCGTTCGTGCTCGACGCGTTCGCGGAATGTGTGATCGTGTAATAGTCGTTGCTGAGGACCGTCGTGACCGTATACGCGCCATTGATGGTGATGCCACCGCTCGGCATCGCGTTGGAAAACGTGATGCTCTGCCCGGCTTTCAGGCCATGGCCATAGTGCCGGACCTTGACGATCGGAGAGCCGCTTGTGGTCTTGAACGGGTTATCAAGCGACCCTTCCGCCCGCCGCGGCGTGATATCGATCAGCGCCGTATCCCGCACGGCATAGAGCTTCGATGACGTGCCGAACGCGAACCAAGGGACGCCATCCAGGGTTGACCACGCCTTGACCCCGCGCGCCTTGCCGGTGAATTGCGTCGGGATGTATTTCGCGAAGCCCTTCACATTCTCGGGCCGTCCCCGGCGCGAGCGGATCCAGTTGCTGTCGCTGTATGTCCCTTCGCTGGCGAGCGGGGAATCGTCCTTGACGACGCCCGGCCTGAAGTCGATCTTTTTCTGATCCATCTAGCGGAGGCCGTTCCTGCGGTCGTAGTCGCGCTGCGCCGCGGCCCTCGCTTCCCGACGCGCTTGCATTTCGGCCTCGTGCTTCGCGATCAGCGCGTCTCGTGACGCGGCCTGCTCCTCCTCCGTTCCCTCGAATACCTGGGATGCAAGCCAAGCGTTGAATGCAGCGACCATCTCGTCATCGGTCATGAGGGGGGAAGAAATCATGCTGCTGACCACGGGTTTTTGAAGTCGAAGGGCCCACCCCAATTGAGGGTCGCGTTCTTGACACCGGCCGCATTGCGCCCGCCGGTGCCGTTCCACCCGGGCCCACTGCCCTGCCAGAAATTCTGCCAATGATGCTGGCCTGGGACCTGATAGGGCGTGCTTTGGGCCGGCATTTCCGGCGCATTGCCCCAGGTGAAGGGATTCGTCCCCTCATAGGGCGCGGCCGTGGAATAACCCTTGTAGCCCCCTTCAGGCATCAATCCGCCGGCATAATCGCTGGACATGGTATAGGCGTCATAGGCCTGCTGATTGCGTGCATCCGCCTCAAGCTGCGCGCTCCGATCAGCCATGAAGAAATCGCCCATGTTGCTGGACGCCTGGCCATATTCGGGGAACATGTAGTTGCTGGTCGTATTCCAGTTCGGGTCGAGGCCGGACGAGACGAAGCCGAGAGGGTTGATCTTGTAGTAGGCATCCGAGAAATTCATCCCGATGTCAGCGGACCGTGCAGGATCTAAAAAGGGCTGGACGCGGCTGATGAGATCGAGGGTTTCCTGGCGCAGCCCGTTGGATTGCGTCGGGTCTTGCATCAACGCCTTGATTGACATCGGATCAACAGAGGCAAGATCCGCATACGTCGGGTCGTACCCCTCACCACCCTGATCCCCGAACAGATCGCGAGCAATTTCCGCATAAGCATCAGCAAACGAGGTCTGCGCCCGGAACTGGTTGATGAGCATCGCCTGCTGCTGCTTCTGCAGGCTTTCTTTCTCTTTCTCGGTCAGGATCGGCGTGGAACCGTAGGTCCCGTCGATGTTCATCCTATCCTGGCGCGGCTGATTGGCCCAATCATATCGCTCGAAAATATCAGTGTTCAGCTTCGGCCCAAGCGCCGCCCCAAGGTTCTGCCCGAACCTCTTGCGGATGTTCTGGTCGATCGCGCTGTTGCTCGAAAACCTTATGTCCGCGGTAGGCACGAGCTGCCCACCTGGCAGCTTTTCGAGCGTTAGCGGGTCGCTGTAACGCAGATAGCCGGGAATGTTCTCAGGGCGATATTTGTTGTCGACAGGCATACCCGGCCGAGAGAAGTATTCGTCCGCCATATCAGGCCCCTTCGGCGCGAGACAGGGTAATCTGGAGGGCGAGATCATGGGCCCACAGCGGGGCACTGCCGTCCGCGATCACGTTTCCGTCTCTATTGATCTGATCAACAAGGCTTTGCGCCCAATCAGGCGCACCTGCAGGCGCTGTCGCGACGTCGCCGGCCTCAACCGCCACGATCACCCCGCTCACCCATTCTGGAGCGCTGGCATCGACTACAATCGGGCGGGCGATCACGACGGCTCCACCCGCTTCTCTGTCCGGGACGCAACACCCCAACGCGACCCCGTCATCTTGCCCGCTATCTCTGAGAGCGACTTGTCCAGAAGGGTGCCCCAAGTCGCAATGCGCGCGTCATCGAGCAGATATGAAGCACTCGGCAGGAGCGACCCGTAGATGTAGACCTCGGGATATTTCGTGAGCAGCCAGTTGGTCGTGCTCGACGCCAACGGAGGGAGCGCCACATACATCCTGACATCAACGGCGTCGGAACTGGTCGGGTAAACCCTCAGTGTCGAGGTGGCCTTGTCAGCCGAGAAATACCGCGGCGTTCCACTGGGAGGCGATCCGCCGAAGAATGAGTTCGCCTGCCCGGCCGATAGGGGCTTTAGCTCCCCTTTGCCCGCGATCGTCACCGACAGATATTCGAGATAGTTCGCCGGCAATGGGCAGACGCCCGCCGTCTGCGTCAGAGAGGAGGTCGTCTCCATTTCAGGGCAGCGCAGTTCGCGATTGAGCCGCGCTTCACACTCAACGATCCATTCGGGGATACGCGAGGCGAGGTCGTCCCTGTCCAGTTCGTTCGCCACACGTGCCTGGAGTTCGGTATAGTTTGTGACACTCATGGAGTCGGCCCCATGATACGAGCATTGCCTCGGGCATACCGTGCGCCACGATCCTGGTTGCGCAGGCCTGCCATAGCCCTGTCAAACTGCGTGCCCCAGATCTGAATTCTGCCATCAGGGCCGGACATGGAGGCTGATTCCAGCAGTGAGCCGTACAGATAGGCATTCGGCGCCTTGGAGAGCAGCCAATTCGTCGGATTTGATGCGCTCAGAGCCGGGACCTTGGCGTAGTAGTCGAGAACGATCGTCGTCTGTGTCGCCGGATACATCTGCGTTACACTGCGTTACATGTTGCGCTCTCTTTTTCTCGCGATGCTCCCTAACGCGTTGATTAGAAACGTCTTCGCGTCTCGGCTGCCTTTTCTCCCAGCCGGCCAGCTTGTCATCAACGATGACGTCCTTTGCTCGCAGCTCTCGCAGAACGGACTGGATGTCTTCTTCCGAGAAGCCGGAAAAAGCGGCGTAGGTTTCCACGTCGAAATCGTCTGCGTTACCACGCGTTACATGTTGCGAAGCATGGTCCAGTAACGCCCAGAAGATTGCAGAAACGACACCAGGGGCTACGCCAGCGCGTCGACCAATCAGTATCCACTTGTTGTCCGTCGGGGCACCGTGCCACGAGCGAAACCAATCCGTCATTGATGAAGCTCCGCAATAGCGTTGCACGAGATGTTGCAATAGAGGCGAATGCGCCCCGTGGGCCCCTGCCGCTGCTTCAGGATCTCCACCTCCATCACATCCAGAGATTCACGCAGGCGCAGCGTTTCCTCTTCAGAAAGGTTCGGCTTGCGCTCCAGGTAGTAGGCCTCTCGATAGAGGGCCATCACCATGTCAGCGTCCTGCTCGATAGAGCCGCTATCCCTGAGATCAGAAAGCTGCGGACGCTTGTCGTTGCCGTTGCGCTTCTCCACCTCGCGGGAGAGCTGCGACAATGCCACGACTGCCACGCCAAGCTCCTTGGCGAGCACCTTCAGCGCTCCGGTTATCTCGGTGACTTCCTGCACCTTGTTGCCGGCATAGCGCGTAGAGGCCCGTAGAAGCCCGATATGGTCCACGACGAGCACAGATAGCTTCTGCCCCTTCTGGGCCATCTGGGCCTTCGCCCTACGCGCTCTGGCGGCTATCTGAGAGACGGTGAGGCCTGCCTCCTGTTCGATGATGAATGGAAGCTTGCTGTATCGCTCCGCAGCACTCTTGAGGCGGCTAAAGGCTTCCTCGGAAAGACTGGAGCCCTCTGCTATGCCGCGATAGGTGATCATCTCACGTTGTGGCGAATAGCACATGGCAGCCAAGGCCCGCTCGCCTAGCTCTTTGGCGACCATCTCGAGGCTGAAGAAGAACACGCCGTGCCCGACCTTCGCAGAATTGAGGGCGAAGGCAACGCCAGCGGTTGTCTTGCCCATGCCGGGCCTTGCTGCGACAATGATCAACTGTCCGGGCCTCATGCCCATAGTCTTGCGATCAAGGCTTGGAATGCCGTAGGGAGCGCCGCGAACAACCTTTCCGCTTCGTGCGTCCCATGCAGCGTCGATGGCCTCTACGGCCGCCTCGCCAAGGGAAACGCGCCTGAGGGAATCCGGCATGGAAGCCGACGCTACCCCATCAAGAATATCGATCGTGTCGGAAGCAACTTCCGCCGGGTCGTCGATGACGGATGCTACGCGAGCCCTCTCGAGGAGATCGGCGCCAGCTGCTGCCATCTTACGGAAGAGAGACGCCCGCTTGATAGCCTTGGCGTATTGCCCTGCGTTCGCTACCGAGGATGCGTTTTCGTAGAGCTTCGTCAGGTATTCGGTGATTGTGACGCCGCCGAGATCGGCATTGCCCGTGACCATTCTGACGAGCCCGGCGGTGATGACGCCGCCTTCGTCCTGCTGATGGCACATCGCTTCGAAAATCTTTGCGTGTACCTCTTCTGAAAAGTCGCTGGCCTCAACGATGGATCTGGCCTTTTCCAGGGCTGATGTGTCCATCAGGATCGCGCCCAAAAGGGCTTGCTCAGCGTCAAGAGCCTGGTTGTCGGAAGCGAGCGGCGCGGGAGCAGCCATATTCATCGGCTGGCCTCCGCATTGCGCTTGGCTGCCATGGCTCGACGAGCCCGATCGACGACGATACGGGCTATATCCCCTAGCGGGAGAGGATCTTCCTTGTCTTGGGACAGAGGGCGTTCCTCGCGGCGGCGCCGCTCTGCCTCAAGATCGATGACGTTGGAATGACCGCAATCGTTCATCGTGCGGTACTCCAGTCTGCGGTCCATAGAGCCCGCGCAATGTCTTCTGGAGACAGCCCGTCGAGATCCATGTGGGCGATAACGGCATTGACCCGCCGAACACCATGCAGAACGGCTGTGTGGTCCTTGCCGCCGAAGGCTTGGCCAATCTCATTGAGCGTGGAGCCGCAGAACCGGCGGATGAGCCAATAGGCAATCTGACGAGCCTTTGCCGCACCGCCTTTTCGCACGGGGCTTAAGATCGTCTCACGGTCAATCTGGCTCGCCCATGCTGCGATCTGGATGCAGCGGCGTCGGGTGATAGCCCCTTCGTGCGGCGGGAGGATGATGGGCTTGGGGCAATTCTCCTCCAGAGGCCTTGACGCCGCGAAGACGCGGATACGCCCAAGAGCCTCGGCTTCAGAGCGAAGAACATGCACCGACACGATACGCTTGTCAGGCTGGTAGACAGGGATCGTTACGAGGGAATCGGGATTGAGCAGCTGTGTTGTCATGCTGCGGACCTCACAGTTACGACCATCGCCTCGGCTGCGTCATCACGCTCGATCGTGATCCGGCGGGCTAACTTGTCGTCATCGATGACATTGTGCTTCACGAGGATGTCGCTGGCGCCCTTGACCGCGTTGTCGGGATCGATGCGAACCTTGGGAAGGGTGATCGTCAGGTCATAAGCCCCGGAAATGTGCCCCGGCCTTTGCGACCGGAGAATCCATCCCGCCTCGTCCTGCCAAGCCCGATAGGCTGGGCTCTTAATCACGTTCGGGGCGCGCTTGCCGCTTTTCGTCAAACGCGTTCCGGCAATGCGCCAGATGCGATTAGCCGAGGGCGGAACAGGGAGCTGTATGACGACAGTATCGGTCAAGCAGCCCTCCGACGAGCGCGCTGTTCCCGCGGCGAATAAACCAGCTTGTAACAGTGCCGGCACCACGACTTGCCGGGGATGGCCGGCTGCGCGCAGACGAGCTTGTTTTCAAGCTCTGGATAGTCGCGCACGCCCCACAATCCATATTTGCAGCGCCCTGCCCGGCCCATCACTTCAGCGACCGGCATGCCGACAGTCGTGATTTCGGATGAACCCAACAGAGGGCGGATCTGGATCCCTTGCGTCACCCTTGGCACAGAGGCTACAACAACCGCAGCCTTCTTCTTTTCTCGAGATCGAGGCGACGCCACTCCCCCCGGCTTCTGAGCCGGAGAGCGCTCGTAGGTGGGCACAAGACCTTGCGCGCGTAGACGGTTGGCCTTGCCGATGACAGCGTTTCGCGTCGTACCGATAGCGGAGGCGATATCCCGAGATGATCGACCGGCAGCGAGCATCGAGATCAGCACTTCAACCGTCGCGTCGGACCATATCGCCTTGTCGTTGGCGAACCCGGTAGCATGGACGTTCACGGCTGAACCTCCGCAAGTATCGAGACATGCGGGAGCGACACCGACCGGCGAGAAGGAGAGCTTGAGCCTCCAGACCCCGCGCCACGGCCGTGCTCAGCGCACATCATCGCTGGCGATCCCGAGGAGCTTCGGACAACATCGCTATCGATCCGGATAGGGAGACGTCCATCAGGCAAGGCAAGCTCTCCCTGACCGTAGTGGTGTCCTGCCGCGAGTAGATCCCAGATGACGAGCTGGGCGGCTGCGACCAGGCTGCGATAGCGAATGTCTTCACTCAGCGGGTGGGCGTCGATGCCGGACATGGGGATCGCTGGAAGGCGCACGCGAAACAAGCGAGCGGCCTCGTCATTGTCGATGTACCGTGGTTCGCTCATGGCGTTGCCTCTTGGTATTTTTCGGGGAAGCGCTTCCGCAGCCACGGGTCATCCTCGAGCGGCTGCACTGGCTTGGTTGCGTCCGGTACCGGGGCGGGATCAACGGAGGCAAGCGCCTCCTCCCCCTCCCCGGTGTCCGTGACGAAATTGCTCGGATCTGGCTTCTTCGAGCCCGCCTGCGCGGCCCCAGCCGACAGAGAGTGTACGCTCTCTGCTTTTTGCGCTGCCTGATCCAAGCCTTGGTTGCCCTCTGCTTCGTCCTGCACTGAGGGTGGTTGTGCGGGCTGGGGTGTATTCTTCGGGCCGTTCCCGTAACGAGCGGCCACTGCATCGGCTATCTGTACGTTTTCTGCATGGGCTTGGGGGCTGATCAGCCCAGCCGCTGCTAGCTCTGCCGAGAATTCCTTGTGATCTGCCATCGACTCGGAGGTTCTGCGGCGCTGCCTTTCCTCGCGCGCGTGTCGCGCGCTACGCGTGCGAGACTGGATCACGTCGAGATATTCCGCTGCCGAAGCCTCGCGCTGGTCTAGTGCGTCCGCCTTCTCTGGGTCCTGCCGACGCACACGGCGCTCTTTGATCGCGTCCTTGAACGCGGCCATTTCAATTGCAATCTCCGCTTTTCGAAGACCTGAGGTCTCTAGTGCTTCGCGGATACGTTGAAAGGCATCGCGCTTGCCGGAATTCGCATCATCGATTTGCTGGTCATAGGCATCAATAAGGTCCGCGACCTCGCGAGCCAAATCATCAGGTATGGCACTCATGCGCGTCCCTTCTCATAAGCTTCGCCGAAGAGCGCCTGAGCAGACGCAAGATGGCCTTTGATCTTCGAAATATTCGGATGATCTTCCGCCAGCCCCATTTGATGAGCCACGTCCAAGGCATTGTTCAGACTCGCAATTTCCGATTGCAGGTCACGCACAGCTGCGGCCGTCAGCCGGTCGCGTAGTTCTGCGTCCAGCTTCTTGAGGCGGTTGCGCGCCAAGTTGTAGAGCGTCCCGGGCAGGACCCGCAGGCGACGCGCTAAGCGCGCCCTTGCTTCTGATCGCGACCCGCCGTTGCGACGCTGTTCACGCGCCTCAAGGTCGTCCGCTACCTGCCTTGCTCTGTCGATAAGAGTGACGGTGGTCATCGTCGCCTCAGATGGATGATTTATCCACGATTTGTGGATGAACGGTCTCGTCATTCCGTTGTCCTCTGTTGAGGCAACAGGGCAGAGACGAGGGTTACGAATGGACGGGGATGACGTCTTTACTTTCAGAACGCTTGGAGACGTCACCAGTGAGATAATCCGCGATATCGAGGTGCGAACTCGAATTGGCGGACGGGGGAATAAAGGACCGAGGACCAAAGAGGCCCCCGGCAAGTGGCGCGCGGCAATGTGTCCGGGAGGAACCGCACGCGATCGGGGGAAGGTGCCCGGAGCACTCGGGGGGAACCATGCTCCGGGCACCAATCGTCACAGCTCGAGGGGGCGCACTGCGACGAAGGGGAATAGAAGGCTCTGAGATCAAGCCTGCGCCTCCGATTGGAGCGCGGCGACAATCTCAATCGCTACCAGCAGGGCGGCCAACGTGTAGCCAAAGGCGGCTGTCACGAGGTCGCCCGCAATTGCGTTGTAAGTGGATAGCCATATGGCTAGGCATGCGAGTGAGAAGGATATGAGGGCGGTCATGCTGCTTCGTCCCTCAGAGCATTCTGGAAGAAAAGGGCATCGCTCCACTTGATGCCGCGCCGCATGGCTTCCTCGCGGATGCGAGCCAGCTCATCGCGGTTTGGTTCCCACTCGAACCGCTCCCAACGGGAAACGGTCGCTTGAGACACCCCGGCTATCGCAGCGAAGTGCGCTTGCGAGACACCGAAAACCGACTTGCGGATATGCGCCATTGGAGACATGCATGCATCATATGCGCAGACGCATTATCTCGTCAAGATGCATATGCGTGCTTTTTTTATGCGTATGCGTATGATCGTTACCATGATTACAAGTGACGAAATCCGCGCGCTCATGGCGGCACACTCTTGGACCCAGTCCGACCTAGCCGGTCGGGTCGGAGTGAAACAGTCGACTGTGTCGCGCTGGCTTGGTGGTCAGACGCCAGATCCGGCCGCGCAAGCGAAGCTGGAAGCTATTGTGCGGGGCAACATCCCGATACCAGCGCCACCTCGGCCGGAACCAAATGCATCGGTAACGATTCCCCCTCCAACATTCGGCGAAAAGACGCTACCTATTTTGGGCCGGGCGGTCGGAGGAGAGGACGGCCGGTTCGTCTTCAATGGGGAAGTCATCGAGTATGTAGCCATGCCGCCGCAACTGCAGGGAGTACCCAACGCCTACGGGGTGTTCGTGTCCGGCACCAGTATGATGCCGCGATTCAATCCCGGTGAGCAGGTGTGGGTTCACCCGAGCCGCCCGCCACATGCTGGCAATGACGTGGTTGTGCAGTTGAAGGGGGATGGGCTCGGAGACCCGCCAGACGGCTTTATCAAACGCTTCGTCGCTTGGACACCGCAAGCCCTTATCGTGGAACAGTTCAACCCGCCACGCAGGTTCGAGTTCGACCGCGACCAGGTTGAGAGCGTTCACGTCGTCGTCGGATCCATCTTCACGCCCTAGCGTATAGCGCCCGAGGAGGGAGAGACGGCAGGGCAGCCTTGCGGCTCTTGCGAGGCGGCTCTTGCCGATCAGCCCATCCGGATATGGATACCACGCGCGTATCGGCCTCTGACTCGGCCTTAAAGCACGCCCTGGCGCTGTCTATCGCGGACGCAGGCAAGCGCAGCTGCGCCTCAATGTGATTGAGGAAAGCGGCGTCCGAGACTGAAAAATCCAGGACCGCTTCAAAAAATCCGGGTGACTGCGCGCAGGCACTGATGGTCTCGGGACTGGCGCCCGTCACGTTGAAGAAGCGCGTCAGCGCCTCCTTATCGCGCGCCATAAGCCCCAGCACATGGACCGCTATCGCTCGCGATTGCTTGTAGTCCAGCATGGCCCCACGTCCTCCCCACATATGATGAACAAATGAAGAACATCGCAGCCTGAGAGTCAATGGGCGCGAATCACCACGCATAAAAAATTATGCACCGACGCATAATACCGTATTGACTGATTATGCGCCGCCGCATATACGTAATGCATCAGCCACTGCTTGATGGAGAGACGAGATGGCCAAGCCCCTTCAGGTCTTCCTTGACGAACTGGATGCTTATGCCGCCTCTCACCCGGCGGGGGCGTATGCAGTGTACGCCCAGCACGGGCTTGTTCTGAGAGTGTGGAGCGGGCCTGGAGTTCCGGCCGCAGAGTTTCAGCCATGGGTGAGCGAGCCTATGGCGCGGCTGTACGCGTTGGCAAAGAAGTACCGCGCCTCGCTCTACGACGCCATTGAGAAGCGTATCGCCGCGTCTTGGCAGGCCATGCTCGCAGAGCGCTCCAAGAAATCCTGACCATACCCAGTAACGGAGAGATGAGATGTCGGTAGAGCGCACGGAGCGGATGAAAGAACTCTCCGCGACTATCACAGAGTGCGACACTTACGTCCGCTGCTACTTGGTGTCGAGGACACCGACAGACTCAATCGTCGCGGCTGAGAGCCGTCTGAACTACGAAATTCAGAAGTCGCGAGGGATATTCGCTCAGAGAGAGCTTGATGGATTGATCAAGCAACACATCGCGAGCGGCGGGAAAACTGTCTGACCCCCTACCCCAGCACTGTCCCCAAACCAGTGCTGCAGTAGGTGGCCTATGTGGAGGACATCATGTCCCACTCAATCATCTACGACTTTGAAGAACTGAAGCTTCTTACGACAGACGGGCGTGTGATCGCACGTGTCGATGGCAAGGCGCAGATCCACATCACAACGATGTACGACGAGCCCGAGATCTACGACGTGGAGATCGAGATCGACGACGAGGAAGGCAATCGCGCCGAACTCCGTCAAAAAGATGACTGGTATTGCCTGTGCCGCCGAGCGATCGAATTGCTCTGGAAAGACAACAAGATCGACGCGTACGACGGCATGGAGCCGGAAGAATTTCATGCGGCGACAGCGGCGGACTTCGCCCGTGACGATCGTCTGAGCCGGGAGGCTGCGTGATGGCACGTGTATCAAAACGCGACCGCGAAATCGAGAGAGAATTTCAAGACGCGTGGGAGGAATTCGGGGACGACATATCGACTGAATTTCTGATCTCAATAACAATGGACAGATGCGATGCCAGTTACGACCGCGTTGTCACGGCGCTTATAAATGTAGCAGAGGCAGACGCATGAACAAGCTCGATACGCCTGTGGCGTCTATGGCTGATGAGCTGAAAAGCAACTTCGCCAACCTATCCGACTGGCAAGAGTGCTGGGGTATCTTACGAGAACTTGGCCACTCACATTCCGAAATAGATCGATACCTCGACGACGCCATGGCTTACGCCCGTGAGCTTTCCGAGGGACAGGAGAGGGCTGCGTGATGAGCACGTTTCGTTGCGGAGATTATGTATCCATTATCGGAACGATTGAGCAGACTCCTTCAATCGGGTTCGAGCGTTACATCGTTCGCGTCGGCGGTTCCCCTCTATTCTTCTCGTCCGATGAGATGAAGATGGTTCGCCCCAATTTTCAGCCGGGGGAACGCGTCAGGATTTCATTCGCAACGGAAACCGAAGAAGCCACCGTTATCGCCATGCACGGCGAAATGCTCTGGCTTGATCGGGGCGCAGACGGCACCTGCCAGCAGCACATCTCGGCCGTTCGCCGTCTTGATCAGATCCAAGACGTTGCCGAGGCCGCGTGATGGATATCCTCTATTTCATCCTGAAGTACTCGCCAGTCTGGGGCTCAGTGGCCTTGGGATTGTGGGCGTGGCACGGGCTTATCTCAGCGCCTCCCTTCTCCGAGGAAGATGACGAGCCCTACGGCGAAGCCTCCTCCTACCGTCGAGATCGTCAGCCATGAGCTTCGTATCTCGCGTTCAATGCGCCCTACTCCAGCTCTTCAAGCGTGAGTGGGCACCACCACCGAAGCGGCCTAAGATCGTGGCCTTGGACGCTCAGATCCAAGCCCAGCGAGCCCGCCATAAGGCCACCAGACCAATCGAACGCGAGAAACAGCGCGTTACCAATGCCGCTCTTGAACGGAGCATCAGCCGATGAGCACAGCAGTTGAGACATACCAGGCTCCGCACGAGATTGAACCTCGGCAGGTTCAGCGCGAGCCAGCCGCAATCATCCAAGTGATCGAGCGTGCCGCGCTCAACCCCAACGTCGATATCGACAAGATGCAGCGCCTCTTGGACATGCAGGAGCGCATCTTGGCTCGCGAGGCGAAGGCCTCATTTGATGCCGCGTTTTCGCAGATGCAGCCGGAATTACCGATCATCAACGAGAACGGGGGGATCAAGAACAAGGACGATAAGGTCCAAAGCACGTACGCCAAGTGGGAAGATATCAACGAGGCCATAAAGCCGGTCCTCGCCCAGCATGGCTTTTCCCTGCGATTTCGCATCGGACAGGACGCCGGAAAGATCGTCGTCACGGGGATCCTCAGTCATCGGGAGGGCCACAGCGAGGAAACGAGCATCCACCTGCCGATCGACACCAGCGGGAGCAAGAATGCCGTTCAGGCCGTTGGCTCCACGACGAGCTACGGCCAGCGCTATACGGCTAAGGCGCTACTCAACATTACTAGCCGCGCGAAGGCCGATCGGGATGACGACGGCGCATCTGCGGGCGCCCCAGTTCTGATCACCGACGATCAAGCCGAGCAGATCCACAAGCTCATTTCCGATACCGGCGCCGACATCAACAAGTTCCTAGCCTACTTCAAGGCCGAAAGCGTGTCGGATCTCAAGGCTCGCGATTTCGACCGCGCTCGTGGGCTGCTCATCGCAAAGAGGGCGCGCCCGTGACCGAGCTATGGGCGCCTGTTGTCGGGCTAGAAGGGTTCTACGAGGTGTCGGACCAAGGTCGAGTTCGCGGTGTCACGCGAACGCTAACGGATGGCCGCGTCTGGCGCGGCGCGGTTCTCGCCCAATCCACGAGCAAGAGCGGCCACAAGAGAGTTCGCCTGTGCCGAAACGGTCGCCACTTGTATTTTTCTGTACACCGCCTGGTTATCGAGGCGTTTGTTGGGCCATGTCCCCCGAGCATGGAGTGCGCCCATAACAACGGCGACCCATCCGACAACAGGGTTAGCAACCTCCGGTGGGATACCCGTAAGGGGAATCATGCCGACAAATCCCGCCATGGGACGCTGCTTGTCGGCGAGAAGAATGCCCTCGCGAAGCTTACCGAGTCAGACATCCGCCGCGCGTTCTCGATGCGGCGCGCTGGCGCCCTTTTGAAGGATATCGCGCTCGAACTGGATATTACGTCAGCAAACGTTTCCATGATTCTGCGGCGCGCAACATGGCGTCATGTCCACGTATAAGGAGCGGCCAATGATCGTATACACAGACATTCAGCAAGGAACTCCTGAGTGGCATGCTGTACGTTGCGGTATCCCGACCGCCAGCATGTTCCACGCCATCCTCGCCAAGGGCGAGGGAAAGACCCGGAAATCCTATCTTTGTAGGCTCGCCGGCGAGATAATCACTGGAGACCCGGCGGACTCTATTTCGAATATCCATACAGAACGTGGGAAGGTCATGGAACCGGAGGCTCGTGACTTGTACGCCTTCATGAAGGATGCGGACCCGGTACAAGTCGGATTCATACGCAACGGGCAGAAAGGCTGCAGCCCCGACAGCTTAATCGGGGAGAGCGGCATGCTGGAGATCAAAACCAAGCTGCCCGCGCTTATGGTGGAAGCGCTGATCCGCGACGATTTCCCACCAGAGCACAAGGCCCAATGCCAAGGCGCGCTATGGGTAGCAGAACGCGAGTGGATCGATATCTGCGTCTACTGGCCCAAGATGCCGCCGCTGATCAAGCGAGCATATCGAGACGAGGCCTACATCGCTGAGATGTCTGCCGCGGTCGATGCATTCAACGACGAACTCAACACCATAGTCGAGCGCATCCGCTCCTATGGATCCGTGACAAGGGAGGCCGCTTAGATGGCTGGCTCAGTGAATAAAGCGCTCATTACAGGCCGCCTCGGTCGCGATCCAGAGATCAAGCACAAGCAGAACGGCGATATCGTCGCCAATCTGAACGTCGCCACGTCCGATGTATGGAAAGACAAAGCTACGGGCGAGCGCAAGGAGAATACGTTCTGGCATAATATCGTCATCTACAATGAAAACTTGGCGAAAGTTGCTCAGGCGTATCTTCACAAGGGCGATCTTGTCCACATCGAAGGTGCGATCCAGAGCAGAAAGTACCAGGATCGCGACGGCAATGACCGGTATATTACCGAGATCGTGCTGCAGAAGTTCCGTGGCGATCTGGTCATTCTCGAAAGCAGGAAGTCCGACGGCGCCAGCGATCAGCCTCGCGAGCGCGTAACAGAGCGTTCAGCACCTGCACGCGATGACTTCGCAGACCAAGAAATTCCGTTCTGAGGGGTGTGATATGAGCCGCGCTCTAGTCGTCATCCACAGCGACATCGATCGCAGGAAGGCCGCCAATTGGGCAACGAAAGCCCCCTACGGCTGCCGCATCGAGTTCAAGGAAGCCAAGCGATCGCTGCCCCAGAACGATCGTATGTGGGCGATGCTGACGGACGTGGCGGCACAGACAAAGCACCACGGCATCAAGTTATCACCGGATGACTGGAAGCTCCTGTTCCTCGACGCCCTTAAGCGAGAGGTTCGGATGGTGCCCAACCTGGATGGCAACGGGATCGTGAGCCTTGGGCGTTCGTCGTCGGATCTCAGCAAGAACGAGATGACGGACCTAATCGAACTGATCTTCGCGTTCGGCGCAAAGCACGGCGTGGTCTTCCGTGACGATGCCCAAGCCGCGTGACCCCCGAAGCCCGCTTCATCACCGCGGCAATCAGACATTTCGTCAAGGACGAGCCATCCATGCGCGAGTTCATAGAGATCAATAAGGCGATCCTGTCCGGGCTTCCTAAAGATGAGAAGCGGGCGGTGTGGGATGCGCTGAAAAAGGCTGGAGGCGTGGGATGAGCCGAGCCGAGTTCAGCCGGAAAACCCGCGCCGCAGTCTTCCTACGAGCCAATGGTTGCTGCGAAGGCTGTAGAGCGAAACTCAAGGCGGGCGAAGGAGAGGTGGACCACATCCTCCCCGACGTCCTTGGAGGCGAACCGACTATCGAGAACGCCCAGCTCCTCTGCCGAGTCTGCCATCGTGCAAAGACTGCGGACGATATCCGCCGCACACGCAAGGCCGATAGACAGCGCGACAAGCATACAGGCGCGTGGAAAAAATCGTCGCGTTCCATGCCAAATGGCAGGAACTCCCCAACCAAGCGGAAAGTCAACGGGCAGCTGGTCCATCGGGATACAGACTTGCCAGTTCGGAGATCGTCATGAAACGCCCCTCCGGAACAAGGGCATACCACCTACACTACGCCGCTAAGTTCTTTTGGAACCGCGCCAAGAAATCACAGGACCCCGAGAAATCTGAGGATCTTTACATAGCGGCGAAGATCAAAGAACAGGCGGACATCCTCGACAAAGAGGAACACCTATGTCGCAAAGAACAAAAGCAGCGCCGGATCAGCTTGCCTCAGCCCAATCAAGCAGGGCAATCGGATCGCGGGATGCCGCCGCTTCAAGATCAGCGCTAAGCCGCAAGGCTTGTTCCCTGGTCATCGACCATTCGATACCGGTCGGGCTGTTGGGCCTCAGAATACACTTTCCGCGTGATGAAAGCAGAAACAAAGCAACGCTTCCGTCAATCTCGGAAACTATTTCCCACGTTGTAACTGTAATAGGTCCATCCGCATTGCAGATCATCTCTCTCCCCCAAGAGAAAAGGCGCTCCCAGCGCCCGTGGCGGGAGTGTAGCAAAGCCAAATTTGCTTTCCACAGGAAAGTTAACGGCTGACGTAAAATTGTTAACTTATAAGAGGCAGCAGCAGATGAGCGCCGAAGTCAAAGAAAAGCTGATCGCCTACCGCTCTGTCCTCGCGGATCTTGAGAAGGCGGGCGGGGCGGATATTTGGCTCGATAGGGCCGTATCCATTGCCTTGGATCAGCCTTGGGACTGGTCCGTGGATTGGCGCGGATGGGGATACGACGAGGCCGGGAAGTCGATAGAGCAAGAGAAGGCGTTTCCATACACCTCATCCCTCGACGCCGCCATTGCGCTCGTGGAGCGGGTGTTGCCGGGTTGGGCGCGTGAGGTCTCGTTATGGGGCAACCTTGCGCGGGCATCCTTGTGGGAGTGCGACCGCGAGGGATGGCACGGCTCTAAAAGCAACAAGGTAACAGCCACCAGTAAAACCGAACCCCTCGCCCTCCTCACCGCACTCTTCAGGGCTTTGATAGCGCAGATGGAGAAGGCGGATGGCTGATCGTCCTATCCTGTTCAGCGGGCCGATGGTCCGCGCTCTGCTTGAAGGCCGGAAGACGCAGACGCGGCGGATTATTAAGCCGCAGCCGCCCGAGGGTGCGCGGTACGCGGGCATCCACTACGCCTCGGACGAGCCGGATAGCCACTTCTTCAACACGCCGATCGGGCCTTTCAAGGTCCGGCAGCGGATCAACGAGGGCGACCGGCTCTATGTCCGCGAGAGCTGGAACTGGACGTTCATCAAGGATCTGGCTCCTGGCGAGACGTTGGGCAGAACAGTCGATGAATGCTGCGCGGCCAATGGCGGTTTCGCCTGCCCGGTTGGCGACGGCATTGTCTATGCCGCGACCAACGCCCATGAGCATCCAGAATTTGGCAAGGCCAGGTGGAAGCCATCTATCCACATGCCCCGCTGGGCATCGCGCCTGACACTGGTCGCCACGGACGTCCGCGTCCAACGTCTCCAGGACATCAGCGAGGAAGACGCGATCGCGGAGGGGATCTTTGAACGATCGGCGATCGGCGATGACCCCATGCACGACACATGGACGTGGCGCCGCGAAGGTTGGCGATACCCCACGCCACGAATGGCCTATGCCGCGCTTTGGACCGAGATCAACGGTCCTGGCTCATGGGAAGCCAACCCCTGGGTTGCCGCCTACACCTTCTCCGCGCACCGCTGCAACATCGATCAGATGGAGGCTGAGCATGCCGACTGACACACGCGAGGCCACGCCGAGGCGTGCCAAAAAGCCCCAGCTTTCCGTTGGTGCCGCCTTCCTCCATCGTGTGGATAAGCACCTAACTTTCTGGCTCGACAGCAACGAATGCGAGTGTGAGGGCGGGCACGTTTGCGGGCGAGCGGACATAGAGCGGACACGCGACGAGGCCCGCGCCCTCCTCTCCAAGCTGGAGGCCAGCCATGGAAGCGCGTGAGCGGCTGGCGAGGCTTATCGACCCGCATTCATTCATTCCCTATGTCGGTGATGGAAGCTCGGATGATGTATGGGCGTCCGACATTGTTGCGCAAAGCAAAGCGGACGCCTTGCGAAAGGCCGACGCCATCCTCAAAGCCCTCCACCTCACCGACGCCGCAGCACTTGCGCTGATGGATGGTGAGGGGGTGGTGGTGCCGAAGGATCTAACGGACGATGTCCGCTACGTGAGTTGGTTCGTCCAATACAAATCACGCGGCGGTTCTGACGGGGATGCCGATTTGCTATCCCGCCAGCGCGTGGCTGACCCTTATCAGGTCGCGATCGACCATGCGTCGTATGACGCAGTGCTCGCCGCCTCCCCATACAAGGAAAATCCAGATGACCCCCGATGAGATCGCGGAGTTGCGGCGCGTGGTGGAAGCACTCCAATGGATAAAGCGGCAATGTTACCGCGACGATATCACAGCGCCTTTCAAGGTCAGCACGATTGCCGCCGAAGTAGAAAGAGCCCTCGCCTCCCGCGCCCTTCCCGCCGCTCCTGATGTGGGGGATGAGAAACTTGCTGATGAGGTTATCCGCGAGATAGCTGAGCTTTCGGACAGAACCAGCCCTGATGACGACCCGGAACAGATGGGCGTCACCGCTGAAGAGCTTCGCCCTATTCTTCTGTGGGCCTTCACCCGTCTCTGCGAACAGGCAAAGCGCGAGGCGTATGGCGAACTGATGCGCTTGGTGATGGACAATATCGAGAAGAAACTTCCGCCATTCGCTGGCATCGAAGCCCTCGCGGAGAAGAAGCCATGAGCGAGCCGAGGGTTATCACGCCGACCTTTAAGACTGATGTCGTCTATCACGAGTTCACGTGCGTCCAATGCGGGAAAGAAGCTCGGAATACATATTGCGAACCGCATCGCACGAACATGTTGGAACGACGCCTTTGCTTTGGCTGCGACTACTGGCGCGACTTCGCTGAACGGCTTGCAAAAGAGCATCGCCAAATGACGATTATAGAGGGGCACGTCTACCGCCCCGGCGATCGTACAAGCGGATCGTTCCGAGGCATGGCCGGTCGAAGGTTCGATATCGAGTACATCGAGCCGTCGATTTATGCAGGCCAGCGGATCACGACCTTTGATCTCTGGTCCGGGTCTACGCTGCCGGAAGACTTGCAAGCGAAATACCCTGACACGGCAATTTTCCTGGGTGGCGCCGAACGCGCCAGCGTGGGCGAGACGACATGCTGGAACCCGAGCAAAAACAGCAGTGAGCCGTATCCGTTGCCGCGCACCCTCAAGCCAAATCGCGAGGTTAAGCCATGACCAACACAGACAAGGAGCGCGCTGATTTTGAGGCAGCGTGGAAAGAGCGGCCTTGGCTGCTCAAGCCCACATCGGACAAGGACCGCGCTGAATATTGGTTCAAGGCCGGCCGCGAGACGGAACGCGCCGAGGCTGTGACGGATGCGGAGCCGATTGCTTGGGGGATAATCGCTAGCAACACAGGGCGCATGTCTAGCGTTACTATGGACAAGCACGAAGCTGATGAGTTTGATCCTCGGCATATCGTCCCGCTGTACAAGAACAAGCCCGATCCGTCGCCGGATGTGGAGGCAGAGAATAGACAGCTACGCGGAACGCTCGAATATATCTTGGCACAAACCAAGAATGACTATCCTGGTGTTCTCTCTGTCATTCGTACAAATGCGTCAGCCGCACTTGATCGTGGTTGGCAAGAAACCGTCTCTAAATCTATCGCCGCCCTTAGCAAGCCGGAGGGGAAGTAATGGCCCGGATCGCGAAACGCAAGCCGTGCCCGTTCTGCGGAACATCTGACAGTTTCGTTGAGTGCATGGACTACGGCGACTTCGCCGTCATTTGCAACTCATGCTTGGCGCGTGGTCCCTCGGGCGAAGGCGACGGTTGCGATCCGAGCTCCGAGAACCATCGCGGCGAACGCAATGCGACGCGGGAATGGAACAAGCGCACACGCGCAAAGGAGCCCCGCCCATGACCGCGCCCGGATACCGGCTGGTAACAGATGCCCGCCTTGAAGAATTGATCTGTCGCGGCACACCATCCTCGGATGAGACGCACGATATGGCGGTTGAGTTGCTGGTCTCCCGTCGCGCCGCGGCGGCAGAGAAAGCCCGCGCCGACAGGATGAAGGAACAACTCAACGAAGCGATGATGTTCCAATCGGAAACGCAGCGCAATGCCAACTGGCAATGCGAGCGCTATATTGCAGCGAGAGCCCGCGCCGATAAGGCAGAGAAGGCGCTCTGGGACGCGGAGATCAGCCTCGATCCAGAGCACGAGACCAAATGGTACGCGGCCTACAAGGATCTACTCGCTGAGATCCGCAACCGCGCCGCCCTCAAGGGAGAGTGAGATGAGCCACCGGATCCAATGCGAGAGATGCTGTGGCAACGGCGAGATAGTTACGGATTGGGATCGATACCTCGATCCATCGCCTGGTGACATTGGCGACGAGGCGGTCGCCGTGTGCCCTGACTGCGATGGATGTGGGAATGACGACATTGATCCCGTGCTCACCCCATCCCCGCTTCCTCAGCAGCCTTGATAAGGGCTGCGCGAGCTTTGGCGGCGGATGCAGGCGACGGATCAGCAAGGGCCGCAAGGCAGGCCTTGCGAGCCGCGAGGTGTTTCTTGGAGGTCGCGAATTCCTCAGGCCATTTCTCCATCAACATCCGTGCCGCTTCTTCCACGCTCGTGACCGTTCGTCGCGTGCTGTCAGAGATCCAGATATCAACCGGTTCAAACCAGAGACGAGGCATGACAGAGATTAGCACAACAGAGGATACCGAGCATCTTCGATCCTTAGACGACTACTTCAGGGATTGGGAGAGCGACGCGTTCGGGTTCGGCTACGGGACAGGCGAGCCCCATACGATCCTGGCTCTTAAGGCGTTTTTGGAGTTAATCCCTGAGACAGGCGGCTACGATTACCAAGAACTGGAGAACGCGCTAGGAGCGACAGTCGCGTGGCTCCTGATCAACATCCTATGCGGAAACGACACGCTAGAGTATGGCACATCACCGCGCTACGCGTGGCTTACCCCGCACGGGAAAAAGCTCCGAGCTTATGTGGCCTCGAAGACAGCCGACGAACTGATAAGTATCGTTACCGACTTTGATCCATCGTTTCCTGGCTGCAGCCAGGATTCATGCAACTGCGGCCCTCATGGCTACGATCGTACCAGAGTTTGCCCCAACCCCTTTTGGCAGGAGAAACGATAGAGAATGGCGCGGAAGACCGATAGGAGCATCAGCCGTCCATTGGCGAGCGACTGGTCTGATTTCGAACTGATGACGTTGCGAGAGGCCTGCGAAGTATTTCTTGGTGGTCTCTTGGAGCCGCGATCCCTGCGAACAGAGGCCCGCAAGGGCACACTCACACTCACACGCGTGGCGGGAAAAGACTTCGTCACGCCGTCTGCAATTAAGGAGATGCTACGGCTATGCCGCAGCGATCAAAAGGGCCACGGCTCTATGAGCGCCCCCCACGCCGCGACCAGTCGGGGAAAATCACCCACGCGGGCGTCTGGGTCATCAGAGATGGACCGATTACGGTTAGCACAGGCTGCGGCCCGGATGACAAGCTTGGCGCTGAAAGAGCGCTCACTTCCTACCTAGCCAAGAAATTTTCTGAGGTTAAGGGGCAACCTCGCGGCCCAGGCGAAGCGATTTATATTGCGGAGGTATTGAGCCTGTATGGCAGCGAGGCTGCGCCCAAAAAGGAGGGAGACAGGCGAATCCTCTCGGCGCGCATCGACAAGCTCATGGAATGGTGGGGAGACAAGGCCGTTTCCGAAGTGAGACGGACGACATGTCGAGATTATGTCGCATGGCGAACAAAGCAGAGGATCCGGCACGCCAAGACTAGTGCCCGCACCGTGAGAGAACCAACAGCGCGCCGCGAGTTAGTCGTTCTATCGGCCGCGATCAACTATTGGCACGCTGAGCACCCGCTGCCCGCACTACCGGTCGTTTGGCTGCCAGAAGACAGCAAGCCTCGCCAAGCATTCCTCGACCGCGAGCAGGCCGCCAAGCTCCTAGCCGCGGCACTCGGTTTCTATAGGGATAAAGGCGGGGCGATCCATCGGCGAGGCAAGAGCGCGCGCGCGAACCGGGCTCACATCGCCCGATTTATATTGATCGGCCTTTACACCGGAACGCGGCATTCCGCGATGATAGGGCTCAGGTGGGAGCCGTCCGCAATCTCAGGATGGATTGATTTGGAGCGTGGCGTCATGCACCGCCGAGGCGCGGGCGAAAGCGAGACAAAGAAGCGTAGGCCTCCTGTCCGCCTGCAACAACGCCTGCTTGCCCACCTTCGAAGGTGGCATAAAATCGACCGTGCCGCGCCTTTAGAAGACGGACGCATGATCACGCACGTCATTCACCATGGAAGCGTGGCGATCGCCAGCAAGGTCCGCACCGGCTGGGAAGGCACCCGCGAAGATGCCGGGCTGGGGGCGGAGATCGTTCCCCACATTCTGAGACACACATGCGGGACGTGGCTGGCTCAACGCGGTGTGGAAGTATGGGAGGCGGCTGGCTATCTCGGGATGACCTCGGCCATGTTCGAGCGCGTTTATGGGCACCATCACCCGGACTTCCAGTCCGCCGCTTCGAAGGCTCTATCGGGACCGGGGCGAAGGTAA